CGAAGGAGAAACTTTTGTGGAAGTATGACTCCAATTGGGACACATTGAAAATATATCCATGGGATGGATCTATGCCATCAAGTAAAATGCTACATAGCATCTGGGGTGGAATCGAAGAATCTGGCAAGTATGGACGTGACGGGGTTTCGATTACAGACATAAGCAATGTAGTATCTTGTTATGCAGTAACGAATATTACCGTTCACATTGGTGATGGTGTGCGTACCAAGCCAGCAATGGCACGGACAGAATCATTCCATGCATTCATTAAAGAATTATTGTCTGGACTACAAGTTGCCACATTTACTTTGCCAGATGGTACTGGCAGGTACTACCTTCCAGAGTTATCACAAGATTCACGAGTCCAAAGATTCTTAAATGACACAGTTCCATTCGTTTACGATGTGGTCAAAGCTAAGTCCTTGTGCCAAAAGTATTATACAAGGCCTCTACCGTGGGATGTCGTAGAGTATTGTAGCATAGATGCCACAATTGGTAAGTGTTCTGCATCTGCAATTGGTACATCAAAATTGAAAGCTCTTGCTGCTGACGAACACAAAAGACAAGCTAAGGTAAGCGAACACAGAATAAGCGAATATAAGGATGAGATCAAGAACCTACACGATTTGTTACAGTTTCCGCTAAAGCATTGCTTATGGGGTGATGGATATACAGACTTTGATGCCATTGACGCATATAAAGCTAAGGTGAAAGAATTGATAGGTATTGAACTCTAGCCAATGGATGTAAATGTCTATTGGTATCTCAGTGCTACCATGTAAGCGGTAGTCGTAGCATCCCACACATCCAGAGCAGATGGTTGATACAACACGCTTAATGAAACTGCTCGCTTTTTACCATCATTTGTGTTATAATTATAATTGTAGGAGGTGCATCTATATGAAGATATACATCAATGCAATGGCAGAACAGAAAAAAGAGATCGAGCGCAGTTTGTCCCCCAAAACAGACATGATCATCGAACATATGCTGTATCTTTGCTTGGCTCCAAATTGTACAACTGTAAGCCATTGGATGGACGAGATTTATTCGTTTATCTCAAAGATAGATAAGCTCAAAGGGAAGAATCGATTTCCATCTGCAAGAATGATTTACGAGTGGACATACGGAAAAAAGCAGGATCTTGTCAAAGACACAAGATGGCTATCTGTCATGATAGAGGATGCCAAAGATAAAGAAAACATAACAGATGATTTCGATGTTCAAGATGTAATGAACGACCTTGATGCAATGTGCAGGTTTTACTTCCAATGGTTATCAGAAGAGCTCGCTTCTGTTGGAGCTGTTTCAAGAAAATCAGTTCACCAAAAATTGAAAGCGCTTATCCCGTAGACATCCTTGCTTTTTATCAATAATTGTGGTATAAAAACATTGAATTTAGGCGGACATTTGCAAATTATTCCTGGTGGTGATATGGGATGGTTTTTGAGTATAAGAGAATCTGCAAGATATGTGGCGAACCATTTGTAACCTCCTGCAAAACTCAAAAGATATGTGACAAACAGCACTACAGACATTGTAAGAATTGCTGTACACCAATACCATTCAAACGTCCTAGTGATCGTAACATCTTCTGCTCACGAGAGTGTAGCAGAGCATTTACAAAGAAGCAGAACATCGAGAAGTATGGGGTAGAGCATCCAATGCAAAATGCTTCAGTAAAGGAGCACTTCAAAGAATCCATGCTTCGCACCTATGGGGTAGAATCTCCATTGCAGTCCGATGCGATCAAGCAAAGAGCTATCCGTACTAATCAACAGAAGTTTGGAACAGACTGGGCTATTGGAAATCCAGATGTTTACTCTTCTGGTCGTAAGACAATGGAAGATAGATATGGTGCATCTTATACATTGCAATCTCCAGCTCTTGCAGACAAAGTTAAAGCAACCATGCAAGAAAAGTACGGTGTGGATAATGCATCAAGAGTGCCTGAGATAGTTGAACGTATCCGCGCCACAAATATTGCTAAGTACGGAGTTCCAAACCCGATGCAGCTTAGAGAGATTGCAGAGAAGGGAGTTGCTACTAAAGTCGCTAGATACGGTACTGAGTACAAGAAGAAGTTCGCTTTGAAGTCTCGGGATACCACGATTAGAAGATACGGAGTGACAAACATCTCTTATCTTCCAAGCACAATTGATAAGATCACAGATACATTCATGAAAAAGTATGGAGTAAAACGAACTGTTCATGTACCAGAGTTCGCAGAGAAGATGAAACAGACAACCATAGCTAGATATGGCGTCCCATACTTTGTTCTGACAGATGAGTATTTACATAACAACGGACATTTTGTTGTCTCTACAGCAAACAGGAAATTCGCAAGGATACTTGAGGCATATGGAATCCATTGCGAGTTCGAGTACGTTATCGGAGCAAAGAGATTTGATGTATACATTCATGGAATGAATACTCTTATTGAGATCGACCCAACTTATACACACAATACTATCGGAAATCATTGGAATCACAAAGGCATCTCACCTAAGTACCATTTAGACAAAACAAATGTAGCGACCGATGCCGGTTACAGATGCATCCACATCTTCGACTGGGACAATCAGTTTGACATTGTAAATCTCCTATTAGACAAGCAAAGGATACAGGCAAGAGCTTGCAGCGTAAAAGAAATCTCAGACATCTCTGTTATCAAAGAGTTTGAAACTGACTACCATCTACAAGGATACTGCCGCGGTCAAACAGTTTGCTATGGCCTGTACTACCAGGATGAGCTAATGCAGATCATGACCTTCGGTCTGCCTCGATACAACAAGAACTACCAATGGGAACTTCTGCGCCTTTGTACCAAGACAGGATACTATGTAGTAGGTGGAGCAGAACGACTATTCAAGCACTTCCTCAAAGACCACGATCCTTCATCGATCATCTCATACTGTGACAAAGCAAAATTCTCAGGAGATGTGTACTCAAAACTAGGCTTCACACATCATCATGACACAGCACCAACAAAAGTCTGGTCTCATGGATCAGAAAAGATAACAAACAACCTCTTGCTGAGACGTGGATTTGATCAACTTTTCAATACAGACTATGGAAAAGGAGTAGATAATGAAGAACTGATGCTCTCACACGGATGGCTACCAGTATACGATTGTGGACAAGTAGTTTACGTCTGGATAAAGTAAATATAGCATAGCAGCTTCTACCCTAACGGTAGGAGCTGTTTTTTTTATTACATCAAAAAAAATTGAAAAACAAAAAACCTTATATATAAGTAGAGGGAGAAAAACCATAAACATTCCCTCATGCACTCAAAAATAAAAATCTTATTGAAAGGAAATGATCGGATGTTTACTCCACTACAAATGGGTAACTAAAGATTTGCGTCCCTTGTATCTGGTGACAGCTCCAAGCTCCGGGTTAATTGCTTTTAACCCCTAAAGCCATGCGACCAAAGCGGAAGTGGAAACACTATACGTCCATAGGTGGGAAACCAGAAAAAACAGCATGGATAGCATATGGTGAAATAAAAGCATCTGGAATATGATGTCCTAAGTGCCAAAACAAAATGGGTGTTTAGCAGCGAAAGCCCTAAGTCATGTAACGATGATATGGGACACGTCCAACGACTATCTCCTTGAGGGAGAGTAAAACCGCAAGCTAATGGCGGAAGAAAAATCCGGCAACTGACAAACCAGTTGAAGATATAGTCTGATCTATATAGAAATATATAGGTGCTCTTGATACGAGCATGAACAGTGTTGCGAACTGTTTTAACAAAATGTACAAATCATATGCTTGGCATCGATAATTTCGTACCTCTGACCACAAATAACTTTGAAGTTCGCGTCTACAACATGGACGGATCTCTCCCGACCGAGTTCAACGAACTCCTGACACTATCGACCGATGAAGTAGGTTCAATTACAGAAGAGCAACAGAGCATTACCGTACACTATGGAAACGGACTTATCAAGTTCCCATCCAAGGTATCGTTCAATGATGTAACCTGGACACTCAACTGCTACTGCGAACCTAACGTCCTAGAGAACCTACGGGCATGGAGAAAGCTCGTATACGACCCAGAGACCCAGAAGATGGGACTTCCGTCTCAATACATGAAACAGGTATACTTTATCAAGTATGATGGCCAGTGGAATGTAAGGGACGTCATCCGCTGCCCCGGTACATGGATCGGAGCTCTTGACAACGGTAGCATGAATCAGACAGGCGGAGATGTAGTAAAGGTACAAGTACCATTTATTATCTCCCAGGCCATTTACATGAAGCCATCTGACTTCCGCTGATATGGTTGAGCTGGTAGAAGAAAACACCTCCTATGATACTCCGTACATTTACATCCTGTACTCTATAAAAACAGACGGTATTACAATAGGTGATTGTACAATAGCCGTAGATGATGTAGCGTTCTGTGAGAGGATAGATATTATGCCTCAATACAGAAACTACGGATACGGCACAGCTACAATGAAACTATTGTCAGATAAATTCGATACTATCGTAGTAGCACCAGATAATGAAGATGCCGCAAGGCTATTTAGAGCTATCGGTGAAGAGTACAAGGATGAAAGTGCGGAGTATCTTGAAAAAGGATACGGTGTGTTCGTTATATAATATAATGGAGAAGAGAAGTAATCACAGAATCTCGAAGATAGAATCCATAAAAGGGGGATATGATCCATATGAAGATCTATTCTAATAGACGTTATGTAAGAGCAAGCGCATATGTCTCTAATGACTATTTCAATGTAAATGACAGTAAGGATGTAGCAGTCGATAAGATCATTGATTTTCTGCTTGATAATCCTGAGTTGTACGATGAGGATAGAGTATATCTGCATTTTGATTATCCAGATGATGATGGTAATATTTATCTGTATCATCGCTATGATTATGCAGATACCACTACATGGGTAGGAGATTATGATGTTAATGACCGCATAAACCGACATTATGAGAGAACAGGAACAGATATTGATTTTGATTCTGCATATTATGACAAATTGATGGATAAAATCTGGAAAAAGAGAAGTAAGTGGATGCGACAAGTCGCTGCGGATCTCTATGATGACATCATGAATACTATCGACTATTGATGAAGAAATGAGGAATGTATTATGAAGATCTATTCAAATTGGGCAGATGGGACGTATGATGCATCGTTTAAGCGTAACGGTGTTACCTATTATATTCAGATGGAGCAAGGTGATTATGGTAATGCAGTAGCTACATGGTGGGACTCATCCG